CAATTGGTGCTATTGGTGTCGTTGCTGAGAAAGGGCCAATGGATGAAATCGTTACGATTTCGAGTGAAGACGAATATGTTAGAGTGTTTGGGAAACCAGACGCTAACAACTTCGAATATTTTTTTAGTGCAACCAACTTTTTACAGTACGGAAATGCTCTTCGAGTGGTCAGAGCGGTAACTGGCAACCTTAATGCTGCCTCAGGCGGTACAGGTATTCAGATTAAAAATACTACTCACTACTTAGATAATTACGGAACCGGTCAGGCCGATGTAGGGTCATGGGCGGCAAGAGAAGCAGGAACAACAGGTAATAACCTGAAAGTCTCTATGTGTACAAACTCAACAGCATATCGAAGTTTACTAGGCGGTAGTAATATGGTCAATGGTGCAAAATCTATTGGCGACACTACTGTAACAGTAGACGCAGGTACAGGTGTACAAGTTGGTGACATATTAGAGTTTGGAGATATAAGTGGTAACTTTACTGCTGCTCCATCAGGCAATTACTACAAAGTAACTGCTATCGCAACACATGTTTTATCAATATCAAGATTTGATCCTGCAACAGGTAAAACTTCAACAGGCGGATTAAGACATGCAGTAGCGGACAATGCACATGTTAGAAGACATTGGGAATATTATTTCAATTTTTCTAATGCACCAACAACTACTGATAACGCAGCGGCGGCAGGTGCTTCGAATGACGAATTACACATTGCTGTTATAGATGAAGATGGTGGTATCACAGGTACTGCTGGTTCAATTCTAGAAACATTTGAAGGTGTATCTCAGGCGTCAGACGCTAAAGACGCTTCAGGTAATTCAAACTTCTATGTAGATGTAATCTATAGAGATAGTCAGTATATTTACTGGATGGATCATGAAACAACTTTAGCAAACGCAGGATCACCTAAGTTGAACGTAACTACTAAGGCGGCACAAACTTTTGATAATCAAGGTACTGCTGCTTTAACTGTGTTTAGTGCAAGTCTATCAGGTGGAACAGACGACAACGCTCCAACTTTAGGCGAAATGGCACTTGCATATGATAAGTTCAATGATGTAGAGACTGTTGATATCAACTTCTTAATCGCAGGTCCTTCACAAGGTGGTGGGTCATCAGCGGCAGACGCAACTGGAGACACACATGCAACTAAAGTGATTGACATTGCAGAAGCAAGAAAAGATGTTGTAGCATTTATCTCACCTGCTAGAGCAGATGTTGTAAATGTATCAGATCCAATATCACAAACAGCAAACGTTAAAGCATTTGCTGATGGTTTACCATCAAGTTCTTATGCTGTTATCGATAGTGGTTACAAATATCAATACGACAAATACAATGACGTATATAGATTTGTTCCATTATGTGGTGACATTGCTGGTCTTTGTGCAAGAACAGACACAGTAGCAGATCCTCACTTCTCACCTGCTGGTTTCAGTAGAGGACAAATTAGAGGCGCTGTTAAACTTGCGTTTAACCCTAACCAGACACAACGAGACGAACTCTACAAAGCAAGAGTAAATCCTGTTGTAACATTCCCTGGTCAAGGTACTGTTCTATTTGGAGATAAAACGGCACAAACTAAACCTAGTGCTTTTGACAGAATTAATGTTAGAAGACTGTTTATCACTATGGAGAAAGCAATTTCTACTGCTTCTAAATTCCAACTCTTTGAGTTCAATGATGAATTTACAAGAGCACAATTTAGAAATCTAGTAGAACCTTTCCTTAGAGATTTACAAGGTAGAAGAGGTTTAACAGACTTCTCAGTAGTTTGTGACGAAACTAATAACACAGGTGAAGTAATTGATAGAAACGAATTTGTTGCTGACATTTTTGTCAAACCAAATCGTTCAATTAACTTCATTAAACTCAATTTCATTGCGACACGTTCAGGCGTGGCGTTTAGTGAAGTTGCAGGCGCATAGAGAGAGGAGATAGAAAATGGCAAATATATCTGATTTTGTATCGAAACTCAAAGGCGGTGGCGCAAGAGCAAACCAGTTTAAGGTAACTTTACCTTTTCCAGGTTTTGCAAGTGTAGGTGGTGAAACAGAAAGTTTGGCTTTCTTATGTTCCGCTACTCAACTTCCAGCGTCAACACTAGGTGAAATCACTATTCCTTTCAGAGGTAGAAATATCTACATGGCAGGTGATAGAGAATTTGCAGAGTGGACAACTACAATCATTAACGATACTGACTTTAGTATCAGAAATGCAATTGAAAGATGGTCAAATGGAATCAACAATCATTCAGACAATGAAGGTTTAGTAAATCCAGTAGATTATCAAGTTGACGCTTTCGTAGATCACTTAGATAGAAACGGAAACACAATCAAATCTTACACCTTTAGAGGTATGTTCCCTAAAGCATTAGACGCTATAGAACTAACTTACGCTCCGGCGACTGAGTTAGAGCAGTTTACATGTACATGGAGATACCAATATTGGGAAAGTAACACTACAACGTAATGTTGAAATGGGGGTCTTTCGAGACCCCCTATATAGTATAAAGGAGTAAAAAGTAGTGGCAGAAATATTCGGTTTCGAAATCAAACGTAAGGCGACAAAACCTACCAGTCAATCGTTTACAGCACCGACAGCAGATGACGGTACTCAAACTATTATGGGTGGTGGTCACTTTGGGACCTATCTTGATATCGAAGGAAAAGTAAATAACGAAGCAGACTTAATTAGAAGATATAGAGAAATTGCTATGCACCCAGAGTGTGATATGGCAATCGAAGATATTATTAATGAGTCCATAGTCGTTGATGACACGCAAGAGGTAGTAAAACTATCATTAGATAGTGTACCTTTCTCATCTCAAATCAAGAAAAGAATATCAGACGAGTTTAAGACAATTCTAAATTTATTAGAGTTTGAACAAAAAGGTCATGACATATTTCGTAGATGGTATGTTGATGGTCGTATAGTATATCACAAATTAATTGATCCTAAAAATACTAAAACAGGTATAACAGAATTAAGATATATTGATCCTAGAAAAGTTAAAAAAGTAAGAGCACCTAAAAATAAACCTGGTTCAGAATTTGCACCTAAAGAAGTTCAAGGCGGTGTACAAAAACCTGGTGCAATAGAATTTGAAGAATTTTTTATCTACAATGAAAAAGGCGTACAACCTGGCGCAAGTGCAACAACAGGTTTAAAAATATCTAAAGACGCAATTGCATTTTGTGCTAGTGGTCTTGTAGATCAACAAAGAAATTTAATATTGTCTTATTTACATAAGGCAATCAAACCAGTTAATCAATTGCGAATGATAGAGGATAGTGTTGTTATCTATCGTATATCAAGAGCACCTGAAAGAAGAATATTTTACATTGATGTAGGTAACTTACCTAAGATAAAGGCAGAACAATACCTAAAAGATGTAATGAACAGATATAGAAACAAACTTGTATATGACGCCTCTACTGGTGAAATTAGAGATGACAGAAAATATATGAGTATGTTAGAAGATTTTTGGTTACCAAGACGAGAAGGAGGTCGAGGTACTGAAATAACTACACTACCTGGTGGTTCAAATCTAGGTGAGATAGATGATATCAAATACTTTCAAAAGAAGTTGTATCAATCACTCAATGTACCTTACTCTAGAATGGATAGTGAAGCAGGTGGCGGTTTACAATTAGGTCGTTCAACAGAAATAAATCGTGACGAATTAAAATTTACTAAGTTTGTTTCAAGATTAAGAAATAGATTTAACACTTTATTTCATGACCTACTAAAAACTCAACTAGTCCTCAAAGGTATTGTTACTATCGAAGACTGGGAAAATAGTCTATCTCAGACAATTAAGTATCATTATGTAAATGATGGATATTTCGCAGAAATAAAAGAAAGTGAAATGTTTAAAGAAAGAATGGAAATCTATCGTAGTGTAAAAGAAAATGGCATGATGGGTGATCTGTATTCTAAAGATTATGTAATGAAAAGAATACTTAAAATGACTGACGCAGAGATAGAAGAAGAAAAAGAAAAAATTAAAGGCGAAATATCGTCAGGTGAATTACCTGACCCAAAAGAAAAACAAGATGATGACGGAGGATTTTAATGAGTATTGAAAATACTAGAAATGTAATTAACGCATTAGACAAAGGCGATACAGTAGAAGCAGAAAAAGAATTTAAATCTGCTCTATCTGATAAAGTCGGTGTAGAATTAGACGCTAAGAGAAAAGACTTAGCAGGAACTTTTTTAAACAAACAGGCAGAGGCAGAAGCAGATGATAACACTCAATCAACTGAGATTGACGATTAAAGAAAAAGACGAACACAAACGTTCTTTGACTTATAAGAAGTTATCACCTAGAGTTAAAAAAGGTGTAGATGATGTTTTTGCTATGATGGCAAAGACACCACAAAAGGTATTGACTATGTTTCCTAAGATATTGAAAGATGTTGCAAAGAAACATAGAATACAACCAAAAGATATTGAAACTTATTTCGCAAAAGAAACAGGTTTAACCATATAAAGGAGAGTAAAAATGGCAATAGTAAACGCAAGAAATTTAGTAGATAGTCAAACAAGAACAGTTAGAATGTTTGAGATTAACAATGCTACTAACTCAAACGTAGTTGTTGTTGACGCAAGTACATTAAAAGGTCACT